TTTATCTACATCTCAATTAGGATCTGGAGATTTAGCTTTAGCACTTGACAATGGTGCAACATCAAATGGTAAAAATTTATACATAAAATTAACAGGTACGTTAGGTGCAAATAGAAATGTAACTATACCAGATGGGTCTGAAAGAATTATTGTTTTTGAAGATGCAACAACAAGAGGTACATCTGCACTATACACAATTACAGTTAAAACTGTATCAGGGTCAGGGGTTGTATTACCTATTGGATCTACTTCATTAGTGTATTCAGATGGTACAAATGTTAGTCTTGGAATCAGAAACAAAGGTTATGTAACTTTAAACTCTTCAACAATTACCGCATACACAGCAGTAGATGGTGATCAAATATTTGCAAACACAACAGCTAACCCAATTACTGTAACTTTACCTGCATCACCAGCAGTAGGATCAGAGGTTACGTTTATTGATGCAAGAGGAACTTTTAACTCTAACAATTTGATTGTTAATAGAAACAGTCAACCAATAAATACAGGTACATCAAACTTAACATTAGATACTAACGGTCAAGCTTTTGCATTAGTGTATGTTGATGCAACAAGAGGCTGGGCATATAAAACAAACACGGCATAAGGAGCACGGACCATGGCCCTTATTGAATATAGCTTTCTTCCGGGAATTGACAAACAAGATACAACTGCAGGTGCGGAAAACAGATGGATAGATTCTGACAATGTTAGATTTAGATATGGTCTACCAGAAAAAGTAGGTGGTTGGTCTTCTTTAATATCTAATACCATATGTGGAGTTGCTAGAAAACAACACGCTTTTGTAGACTTAAATGGAAATAGGTACGTGGCCCTTGGAACAGATAAGTTTTTACTTCTATATTTTGAAGGACAATTATTTGATATAACACCCTTAAAGGCAACATTATCATCTTCTACAATCGCAACAACTAATAACGATCCTGTTTGTACAATAACAACTTCTACGTCACACGGTTTAGAACCAGGAGATATAGTTTTATTAGATAGTGTAACACTACCTAGTGGTACAGGTTTTAGTGCATCAGATTTTGAAGATAAACTATTTCAAGTAACAACAGCTCCAACACCTACAACTTTTACAATTACACAAAGCAGTAATGCCGGTGGAACAGTTGCAACAGGTGGTAGTATTGCAGTCAAGCCTTATGAAAAAATTGGTCCCTCTGCACAAAACTATGGTTATGGTTGGGGTATATCTCAGTGGGATGGTTCTGTATCGGGTGCTGCAACATCAACTTTAAATGGATCTTTAAGTGCAAACTCTGCTGGTACAGGTGGTGTTGGTACAAATGTTACGTTGGCTGCAACTACAAACTTTAGTGCTGCTGGTAGAATTTTAGTAGAGAGTGAGTTAATATCTTATGCATCTATATCATCACCTAATTTACAAAGCATTGTTAGAAATGTTAATGGAACAGATAATGCATCTCATAACACAGGAACAGCTGTTACAGATGCTACAAACTTTTCTGATTGGGGTGAAGGTGTATTAGCATCAGAAGTAACTCTTGAACCTGGTCTATGGAGTCTTGATAACTTCGGTCAAGTATTGATTGCAACTATTGCAAATGGTAAAACATTTACTTGGAATGCAGGAGCTGCATCGCCAACAACGGTTAGAGCTTCTACATCTACATCTAGTTTTTCTACATCATCTAATCCAACAGCATCAAGAATAACTCTTGTATCACCAACAACTAGACACTTATGTCATTTAGGAACTGAAACAACTATTGGAGATACTACAACACAAGATGATATGTTTATAAGATTTTCTAATCAAGAAGATATAAATGATTACGCAGCAACTGCAATCAACAGCGCGGGTGATTTTAGATTACAAGATGGTACAAAAATTGTAGGTGCAATTAAAGCAAAAGAAACAATTCTAGTGTTTACAGATAATGCATTATACACAATGAAATTTATTGGTGCGCCTTTTACTTTTGGGTTTGAACAAGTTGGTACAAACTGTGGTTTGATAGGTAAAAATGCAGTTGTTGAAATAGATGGTGCAGCTTTTTGGTTATCACCAAATGGTTTCTTTATGTTTGATGGTACAGTTAAATCATTACCTTGTAGTGTAGAAGATTTTGTATTTGATAATTTTGATACAACAAAAGGACAACAGGTTGCAGCAGGTATCAATAACCTGTTTACAGAAGTTATATGGTATTATCCATCACAAGGATCTAATTTTAATGACAAGTATGTTGTATTTAATTATGGTGAACCTATGAAAGGTGGTGTTTGGTACACAGGAACAGAAGCAAGAACATCTTGGATTGATGCAATTGTATATCCAAAACCATATGGTACAAAATATGATAGCACAGCTAATGGTAGTTTTCCAACAATCGTAGGTCAAAGTGGTTTAGGTCAAACAAAATTCTTTGAACATGAGGTAGGTACCGATCAAGTTAATGAAGATGGATCTACTACAATAGTGTCATCATTTGTAAAATCATACGATATAGATTTAGAACAAAAACAAAGAGATGCAAGAGGTAGAGCTAGTGGTCCTAAAGTTGCAGGAGAAGTATTTTTAGCTATGCGAAGATTTATACCAGATTTTAAAACATTAATTGGTAATGCAAAAGTAAGTTTAGGAATAAAAAGATATCCTCAACAATCAGATACTACAACAACATTGAGTCCTTTTACAGTAGACTCAACTACAATTAAAAAAGATACTAGAGCTAGAGGTCGATTTATAAACGTTAAAATAGAAAACGATGATAGTGGTGAATCCTGGAGATTTGGTACACTTCGTTTAGATGTACAACCAGATGGACGTAGATAATGGCTAAGATAAATGTTAGAATACCAGAACCAAAAACAGAATATGATGTATCTAACCAAAAACAAATTAACAGAGCTTTAACTATTATGAAGGATCAATTAAATTCTACATTTTTGGATGAGCTAAAACAGGAGCAAGAGAGATTCTCTTGGTTTATAAGTGGCTAACGTATATAAAAATGAATTAGTAGATTTAACTACTACAGATAATACTACGGTGTATACAACACCATCTGATTCTAGAGCTATAATTAAAAGTATTTTAGTATCTGAAGATGCTGGATCGGGATCAACAATAACTTTTACTATAACAAATGCTGCATCAGCAGTGTTTAATTTGTTTAAAGACAAATCAATAGCCTCAAAAGCAACAACAGAGCTGTTAACTCACCCTTTAATTTTAGAAGAAAATGAGGTATTAAAGGCACAAGCAGCAGATGCAAATGAATTACATGTTATTGCATCAATATTGGAGATAAACAGGGATTAATATGTCATTTATAGAAACAGAAGCATCATACAGAATAGAAGTAATAAACGGTAAACCAGTTAAGATTATCACACCTCAGACAGAGGTTACATTAACCAATGTAAAAACAGGACAAGAGTATAACTCAGACGCAGAGGCTATGAATGATGTACAAGATCCAGCAACAGAAACTGTAGCTGATGATATTAAAAGAGATGTTAAAGTAATAGTAGAAGCATTACCTCTTGGAGGAGATACAAAATTATAATATAATAGAACGATGGCCATAACTAGATCACAACAAGCGAAACAAATGTTACAAGACGGAGGTAGATTAGGCTACAGATTTGGAAGCCGAGGTTATCAAGGTAGTGACCCTAAAACAGGAAAAGGTGGAGCATCTAAAGGACCGTCTAAATCGTCCAACACTGGTTACACAGGTGGTGGCGGTGGTGGTAAAGATATGGGAGCGGATTCTCCTCCATCTTACTTACCTCCAGGATATGATATAGATAAAAAAAAGTTTGTAAAACCAGATGGTGGTGATGAAACAGCTTATGTTCCACCTACTAAAAAAGAAATAGATAAAATTTTTAAGGAAAAAGAAAAAAAGAAAAAATTTCTTCAAAACATTAATCCATTTCCACTAGCAACAGCTGCATTTGATAAAATTAGTAATTCAAAACTTGCAAAGTTTAATAATAGATTTCAAAGAAATAATTATTTAAGAACTTTAACACCAGAGCAACAAGTAGAAATTTTAGAAGCGTTAGCAGAAGAAGAAGGAATAGGAACAACAAATCCTATGGGTATTGATAGAAATATTCAAAGAGGTATGGGTACTTATAATTATTTAGACCCAGAACAAGTAGATAAAGGTTTTTTAGGAACAGGTATAGGTGCAGGAAAATTTGTAACAGATATTGAGTTTGGTGGAAAAGATGCAAAAGATATTATTAACGAAGTAACTGATGGTGGTTACGATGAATATTTAAATAGAAATAAAACCACAACAGGAGGCGGTGGCGGAGA